ATTATTGTTACAAGCACGTAAATTAATATCTGCGGTTTCAGTAAGATTATTGTTTGAACAAAACGATGAGAAAGTAAGACAAGATTTCTTGGATGCGGTTAATCCCATCTTAGACGCAATTAGAAGAGACAGAGGTTTATACGATTTCCGTGTAACAGTTTCTTCAGATGTTGCTGACTTGGATAGAAATCAAATGACAGGTAAGATTTATATCAAACCAACTAAATCTCTTGAGTTCATAGACATCACGTTCTATATTACTCCAACAGGTGCATCGTTTGATAATATCTAAAAATAATTTTAAGACAAGTCGACATAAAACTCGACTTGTCTTTATTTATTAAGTAAATAATATGTTAAAAAATAAAATTATAGAAGGTATTACAGAAGAGGGAACTCCCGACATGAAATACTACGCCTTTGATTGGGATGATAATATTATGACTATGCCAACTAAAATACTTTTAAAAGATGAAGATGGTGATGAGGTAGGAATGTCTACTGAAGATTTTGCAGAATATAGAACTGATATCGGTAAAAACCCTTTTGAATATGAGGGACATACTATTGTAGGTTTTGGAGAAGAACCTTTTAAATACTTTAGTGTAAAAGGAGATAGACAATTTATTGTTGATTCTTTATTAGGTAAACCAGGTCCTGCTTGGAGAGACTTTGTTGAGGCAATTAACAACGGGTCAATTTTTTCTATAGTAACTGCTAGGGGACATACCCCAAGTGTTATTAAAGAGGCGTGTTATAATCTTATTGTATCTAACCATATGGGAATTAGTTCAAATGAATTAGTTAAGAATTTGGAAAAATATAGAGATTTGGCCGATGAAGGTGAAATGTCTAAAAAAGACATGATTAGAGAATATCTTGATATGTGTAAGTTTTATCCTGTCACTTATGGTGAAGGTTCTGCAACCAACCCTGAAGAAGGTAAAATTAAAGCTTTAAAAGAATTTGTCCAATTTGTTAGGGAGATGTCTTCAAAAATTCATAAGAAAGCATTTCTTAAAAACAAAGTAACTAATAATTTTCTACCTACAATAGGATTTTCAGATGATGATATAAGAAATGTTGAAAAAGTTAAATCAGCATTTGAAAAAGAACCAGATAATATAATTAAAACATATTTAACTGCAGGAGGAATAAAAAAAGCATATTAACTAGGCAATTTATAATAGAAAGATTAAAATAAAAAAAAACAAAGTAAAGAGAAAATTTTTCATCTCGATATATTTATAATAAACTAAACAAACAAACAAAAAAATAATACAATGGCTGATTTACTAATGAAAATGCCGATTCCTTACGAACCGAAAAGACAAAACAGGTTCATTGTTCGTTTCCCTTCGACTTTGGGAATTAACGAATGGTTCGTAGAAACGGCTGCTAGACCACATATAACAATTAACCCTATTGAAATTCAATTCTTAAATACTTCAACATATGTTGCGGGTCGTTTCACTTGGGGAACAATTAGTGTTAAATTCCGTGACCCAATCGGACCTTCAGCATCACAAGCTCTTATGGAGTGGGTACGTTTATGTGCTGAGTCTGTAACAGGTCGTATGGGTTATGCTGCGGGTTACAAGAAAAATATTGACCTTGAGATGTTAGACCCTACAGGGGTTGTTGTAGAAAAATGGATTCTGGAGGGAAGTTGGTTAACTGACGTTAACTTTGATTCATTGAGTTATAGTACTGATTCAATTGCGAGTATTACGGCATCGATTCGTATGGACCGTTGTATATTGGTTTACTAGATTTTTTTACATACCCTTTACACCCAAAATAAAAATCCGTATATTATCATAATATGATAGTATATGGATTTTACATTTTTTACAACAGATAATAAGTCGGGATATAAAACAACTGAAAAATTTATAGGATATATGATTGTGGAAATATTAGATGGGAATATACTAATTAATCTTTATAAAAAATAAACTTGTCCTATTATTTAATATAAAAACAATTCAATATGGAACAAGATTTAATTAAAGCGGGAACCGAAGGTTTTAACTTACCTCATGATATTGTAACTCTACCTTCAGGTGGAATATATTACAAATCTAAAAAGAAATCAATTAAAGTGGGTTATTTAACCGCAAATGACGAAAACATTTTAATAGGTGCTGCTCAAAACGCAAATACCAACATTATTTTAACGTTACTTAGAAATAAAATTTACGAAAATGAATTAAAACCTGAGGAACTTTTAAACGGTGATGTTGAGGCTATTATGATTTATCTAAGAAATACTTCTTTTGGTCCTGAATATGTCATTAATTTAATTGACCCTAAAACAAGTAAACCATTTGATGTAACGGTTATCTTAGACGAGTTAAATATTAGACAAACCCAAACCAAACCAGATGAAAATGGTTTGTTCTTAACGAAATTACCTAAAACAGGTTCGACAGTTAAATTAAAACCGTTAACTTATTCCGAAATTTTGGAATTAGGTAAATTAGGTGAACAATACCCTGCAGGTCGAGTTGCTCCAACAGTTACATGGAGATTAAATAAACAAATTCAAGAGGTTGACGGAATTACTGATAAAGGACAAATTGCAATGTTTATTGAGACCCTACCAATTATGGATTCTAAATTCATCCGTAACTTCATGAGAGATAACGAACCGTCATTAGACCTAAGAAAAACAACATATGCCCCATCAGGAGAAATGGTATCTTTTGAGATATCCTTTGGGGTTGAGTTTTTTCGGCCTTTCTTCTAAATATCGACAACACCTTATCGAGGAATATTATTTAATGGCAAAATTTCTCAGAACTTCATATTCTGACTTTTATCGTATGCCTACCTTTGAAAGGAAATTTCTTATTAATAAAATAGTTGAACATAATACACCCAAAAATTAATTTAAAAAAGGGTGTATTGTGTATTTATAGTAAAACAAGTTAAATGGGATACTTTTTTGCAGACAATCCGTTAGGTGACACAAAAAAAACTTTTGTTGACCCGCTCATAAATGCAGGGAATACTATTATAGACTCTAATAAAGATTTAAACCTGATAAAAGGAGTATTATATGAAATAGATGAGTCGGCATCAAATATTGCAAAAAGTTTTGGTCAAGGTCGAGAACAGATAACCTCAATTAAGGCTGCTATGGCCGAGGCGGCGGATAAAATTTACCTTTTAGGTGGTAAGTGGCAGGATGTTGTTGATATACAACAAGCGGCCGCAACTGCGTTAGGTAGAAATGTCATATTAGCTGAAGGTTCTTACGAAAAACTTTACGAAACCGCTAAAGTAACGGGTCAATCTAACGACCTACTTATGAAGGGGTTTAAAGACGCAGGATTCTCACTATATGATGTGAGTAACCAAATGCAGAAAGTTATTAATAGTGCGAGAGAAATTGGGGTAAACGCTCAAGCGGTTTCCAAACAAGTTGTTGAAAACATGTCAAAAATGAACCAATTTAACTTCCAAGGGGGGGTTGAGGGAATGGCTAAAATGGCGGCACAAGCGGTTAATTTGAGGGTTGATATGAAAGCTACTCTGGATATTGCAAAGGGGTTATTTAATCCTGAAAAGGCGATTGAAATGGCTTCGGCAATGCAAAGATTAGGTGTTGCTCAAGGAGATTTATTGGACCCATTAAAACTAATGGATTTAGCACGAAACGACCCTGCGGAACTTCAAAATCAAATAGCTCAAATGTCTAAACAATTTGTTCAACTTAATGCTGATGGACATTTTGAAATTATGCCAGGAGCTAAACAACAACTTATGGAAATAGGTCAAGAACTTGGATATAATAATGGTGAATTAGAAAGAATGGCGTTAGGTGGTGCTGAGTTAGAACAAAAAATGGGTAAGATTAAATTCCCTGAATTTGCCACCAAAGAACAACAAGAGATGTTGGCAAATATTACTGAAATGGGGGCGAATGGTGATATGAAAATCAAAGTTGATGGTAAGGAAATGGACATTAATGCTGCTATGGAGAAATACGGTACTGATGAGGAATCGTTTAACAAGTTAATTGAAGCTAGTAAACCAAAAAAAATGGAAGATTTAGCTGAAGAACAATTAGGTACACTAAAAACTATTGAGGGAATAATAGCTTCAATGAGTGGTAGAGTACCTAGAGGTCTTGCAAGTACAAAAATTGCGACAGAAGCCGATAATGCGACGAGACTTGTAGGAAAAGCGGTGAGTACATCTGCTGAGTCGTTCTCATCTAAAAAGATTGGTGGTGTTGTTGGAGACGTTTCGGAGACGTTTATAACATCTATTAATAATGGAGAGACCGCTTTTACTGCTTTTGCGACTGCTGCAAACACAATTAGTACTTTTTTAAATGAAAATTTTACGATAAGTATTGACAACGCCTCTAAAGAAATTAATAAGTTGGGAAACTCAGGTAATTCGTTGCTTGACTTTATGGATACGATGATTAAGAAAGCGGGAGGGGCTCTTGAGAAACATGAAAACTTAACCACCCCTGGTTCACCACCAGCAAATACTAAAATTAAAGTTAATGACTTTGTTATAGAAACATTGGATACTGATAAATTTGTTATGGGAGGAGGAACTAATCCTATGGGTAATAATTCTGAAGGAACTACTAAAACTATGTCAGGACCTATTGATATTAATTTAAATATTAAAGTTGATGCTCCTGGTAT